GTATAATATTATACGGGAAAAGTATAAATTAGCATTATGAACCCCACCCCAACCTTCATCCCCACCGCGTACGGCAAGATCCGGCTCCGCGACACGCAAAAGAACAGCAGCGAACTGGGAAACTGCGAAGTGTGCGAAAAGTTTTGCTCTGATGTGTTCCTGGGTGTTGAGATCGGAAGTGAAGGAGACTATCAGCGGTCACTATTCGGACATGAGCAGTGTGTAAAGCAAGCATTAACCTAAACCTTTAAAACAATCTATATGCAACAAACAGCCTACATCAATTGGTTAAAACAAGTAACCTACCCGTCTGCCGCAATCGAGGCGATAGTATCCGGTTCAATTATCGGGGCATGGGAAAGGTTAATTGCCAGGCAAATATTATCTGACCTGCACGATCAAAACGCTGCGGCGTTTAATCTTGTCGGCGACCTGCAGCCGATCAATCTAGACACGCTTACTGAATTGGCGGCGAGAATTATTAATCCTGAAACCGTTATGCCATGACTGGGAACCAGATACACGAACTAAAAACATGGCCTAATTACTTTGCTGCTATTGCAAGGGGTACTAAGAAATTTGAAGTAAGGGAAAACGACAGGGGTTTTAGTGTTGGTGATCAGCTTCGGTTAAAGGAATACAACCCTGATACAAACGAATATACGGGAGCCGAATTGTATTGCAGTGTTGACTATGTTTTGAAAGGTGGCAGATTCGGACTAAAATCAACCTATTGCATAATGTCAATAACACTTTTACCAACTGAATAAAAAGCAATAACATGGAAAAGATAACAACACCCCTGCATTACGATAATGAGAGTGGTTATTTCTTTGATGCGAATGGTAGGGTATTGATGGAAATGAGGGGATCAGGATGGATGAACTCGGATGAAGAACAGGATGATACTGCAAAAGAAATAGAAACCAGAGTAAATAACCTCACCCGCCTGCAATCGGAGAATGAGCGGTTGAAATCCGCGCTGGAACAGATAGCCGAGCCTATCGGATGGATGCAAAAGAATCTCAAAGAAGGGGAGCGGTTGGACGGCGGTTACGCTATTATGTTATCAAATGACGCGAACTACCTGAAAGGGATAGCCCGCGCCGCTTTAAACAAAGTAAAAGGGCATTGCCCGTAAAAGAAAAAAAATGTCATACGAATTAACATTAGAAAAGGCAGGCGCAAAAGTGCTTGCATTCAAAGAAGTCGGAAGCTATCAAGGTGACTGGATGGCTATTGTTGAGTATAACAGCCAGAAGGCCGCAGTCGAAGGCTCTTATGGTTCCTGTTCTGGCTGCGATGCCTTTGAGGGAGAATTTGGCTACGGTAGCGAGGTTAAGTTTGAGGACGGGAAGTATATAAAGAACTACGACGAAGAAGCTACTGAGGAAGAATATAACGCTTACCAGCAACGCCTTGCAGACTTCGGGAAATCATACCTCGATGTACTTATGACTGAATTTGATCTACAAAACTGGCTCGATAATAACCCGAAATCAGAAGACGGCTACAGTTTCGATGAAGATAAACGGGAATTATACCAGTGGGGATTAGATCAACTTAAAAACTCTTAACCATGCCAACCCAACTAACTCCCCTCGAACAGTACGTGGTAAACGCTATCCACGAATACGACAGCAAGGGCGAAGATCACCGCTGGCTGAACGAGGATGATTATGACAACGTGGCGAAGCATATAGCGGAGGACCTGGAGCAGTTGATAGGGGCGGCAAGGGAGGCAGTGAGAGAGATGGAACGAGATGGACGGCTGGGGTTATTCCCGGCGTATTATAACCTTTCCGAACAATTAAAAAAGTTTGAGGTATGACAATAGAACAGAAAGCGGAGGTGTGGTTAACCGACTTTAATAAAGGTGGCGGTTGGCGCAAAGCTCCCGACTTTAAGAACTATAACGACACACTGAACCTATTTACCTGCTGCGAAGTTTACGACCTAGAGAAAGCAGCATGGCTCGCCGGTCACGCCGCCGCAGTGGAAGAATACAAGGAACTGAACGGGTGGATACCCGTTACCGAACGTCAACCAGAGATAGGTCGAAAGGTTCCATTCATTTGTATGTCCCGCGACGAATTTTATAACGGTCAGCAAATGTGGGGTACTTATCAGGGCTTTAAGTTCAGAGAGCATGAGTTTACCACACCCGGAATTGGCTGGTCTGGCAGTCACTGGCTGGATTTGGATTTTCCCCCATCACCCGAAAAAGAACAGCAATGAAACTATGGGTAACTGAAATAATGGCCACCGACCCTAAAACAGGGGAATTAAAGAAATGGTGCGGCCCGGAAGTTCCAGGTATCAACTTGCAAACAGCGGAGGAATACTGCCAATCCAACGGGCTAGGGTATTGTAAGGTAATCGGGGAGTTAATATGCGAAATACCCTGTAAGGAAGGAACCTATGAGCCGGACTTTAACAACATGATTGATTACGATAAAATAAGTCAACAATGAACCAGATGCCACCCTTTTGCACCTGTTTAAAAATGAGGGCTGAACGTGATATGCGCCCTCCGTGTAAACATGTGCAGGATTCAACAGCGGTAACCAATACACAAAACCACCCACCCATGACAGACCTAGAACAACTCAAAGAGCAGATATGCGGGAAGGAGCCGGTACGTGCCCACTTCGAGAAAGCCGCTGCCTACATGACTATGTATATAAAATGGCAAGCCAGCGTGGAAATCTTCGACGCTACCGCCGCCGCCATGAACAGCAAGCCATCACTAAATGGGTGTGCGGATATTGAGAAACTAGCAGAACACCAATACCCCTACGATAGCCCAGCGCATTACGGGCCTGTTGCTTACGAAAAGCATAAATGGGAAGTAGATGCGCGAAGGCAAGACTTTCGGATAGGAGCCGCCGCCATGCTGGAACTGGTGAAAGGGATGGTGCCGTCTGAGAAAGACCCTCGAAAGGAATTTGATCCTATTATAAAAATAAGCGGGTATAATCTGGCAATAAGAGACGTTTTAGCCGCCATCCAATCACTTCAAAATAACGACAATGGAAAAGACAACCAATGATTTGATTTTGTTAATGCTGGCAACTATCTGCATCGTTAAGGCTGCATTATTTCTGTTTATCACCTACTGCTTCATTTTTGAAAAGCCGCCATTTACGTTCACCCCCCGAAAATAAGGAAGGATGAAAACAAAACATCACACAATCGAACTAAAGGAATTACAGGACTGGGTAAGTTCGGAAGAATTTCTATTTGCAAGTTCCAGCCGTGAACGAAAACGCCTGACCTGTACTGCGAATGGTACACTAATCGTTAGGGTTGCTGGCATTATCGTTTGGCGTGGAATGCAGCCATTTGCCGCAGTAGAAACCTATAACGCAATTACTGAAAAGTACCTGGATGAAAAGTTCACCCCTTAATAGCAAACCAATGAAATACACAGAATCACAGGTAAATGAGATAATGGCGATAGTGGAGCAGGAGATCAGCGACAAGCACCCGCCGTATGCGGTTAAGGCGATACGGGAGCGGCTGATGGCCCTGTCTGAACCAGACACCCCCGATCAAAAAAGGGTATGGCTGCTCGACCTCGGGCCAAACGGTGGATGGGATGTTTACGATGAAAAGCCAGATCTTCCTAACGATTGGCTCTATGTTGCCACCCTTAAACCAGTTGAGATATGAAAGCAAATGAATTACGGATCGGGAATTGGGTGAACTTCATGGAAGATGATACCCGTTTTAAAGTTGGCGCAATTGAAGCCGATGGAATAGGGGTATCAAACGCCCACGAATCGACCTGGATTGAGTTAGATCAATTCGGCGGCATTAAGCTAACCCCGGAAATACTGGAAAAGTGCAAGATTAAGCCTAACGATTATTTCAGAGAGGGTGAAGGGGTATATTGGTTTACCGGACACAACCCGGAAGTGCCTATCCAGTATGTTCACCAGTTGCAAAATCTTTTTTTCATCCTGAAAGGCCAGGAACTTCAAATTGATATGCCATGACCCCACTAGAAGAAAAGCTGAAAGCGATACTGAACCGATTCTATAGAGACACAGAATATAATAATGATCAGGCTAGGAGTGACATTAAAGCCGCCTTCCGGGAAATCGTACCGGAGGAAGCGACAAATTACAAAGGCATGAGTCCTGACTATCTGGACGGCCTCAACGCCTGCCGCTCCGAAATATTAAAACAACTGGAATGAGGTTCCCCATGTGCGGCACTACGCCAACGAGTAAGGAGATATACGAAGCCTTAATGTCAACGTATCAACCAGGCTGGACAAAAACAAAGGTAAAAATCTATGCACCAAAGCGTAAAAGACTTCATCCGAAGCGCAAGAAAGCAGTAACTTAGATGAATGACCGACGAACAGTTTCAAGATATAAAAAAAGAACTGGAACAGATCCGGGAGCGGTTGTCCAAGATAGATGACCGTCAATCGAACCTGATCGAGACACTCATAGATGCCATCCTGGAATTAAAGCCGAAAGATCCGGACGCGATACGGACGTTAATAAGGGAGGTTAACAAGCGTAAAACATGACACACAGACTACCGCAGGAACTAATAGATAAATGGGAACTCATACCAAGAGAAGGCCCGCAACTAGCCTACAAAGCCCCCATATTCGGAGAAGGGGTGGAACTGGCTGAATGTGACCGGTACGGGGAGGATATTTACAAAAAAGGATTCTTATTAGTTCACACTATCAGGGGCGACCAGTGGCGCAGTTTTGAAATACCGGCCAGTCTCCTTAATAAAGGCACCTGCAAACTATTTATCACCAGTCATATAGATATAGCTTTTCGCGAGCGCTTATAGCTTATCCCCATCCTGTTAATAAAAGTTCTAGAATATTCGAGAACTTTATATAACTTAGCCTTCCATAGACAATATGCTATGGAAAGAGGCTTCATATTTAAGGCTTTCAATGAGTTTGATGGCTTAGGTATCCATATAGATACTTTTAAAGCCTATTTAGACACTCTCCCGAAAAACGATAACGGGTGGGTGCATTTTGTCATTCACGACAATCCACCGAAATCAACCCATCCAAAAACCATGATGCCGCAGTACAACGGTTCACCGAAAGAAGTGACCATGTACCTGTGGGAAATGAGAAAGCCAGGCATCCGGCGCATTCCGTTTGATGTGTGGCTAAGAGACAGGCGGGGAGATTATACGAATGAGGTAAAACAAGATTCAGGGGAGGAGCGTCTTTAATCCCCTACTAATTTAGTATGAATAAACAAGTTATTTCAAGTGGCGCATGGAGGTAAACGAGAAGGGGCCGGAAGGAAACCGAAGGCTGATGAGGTCGCTTTAGTAGAGCGACTTTCGCCGTTAGATAAACTCTGGTTCAAGCAGATGGAGATAGGGCTAAAGAATGGCGACTTTCCCTTTATTAAACTGTTCGCTGATTACCGATTTGGTAAACCAAAGGAGCGGTTAGACGTGACCACTGACGGCGATAAACTGACGGGCTTTACAGTAGAGGTTATACGAAAGCATGAAACAGGTAATTCAGACTAATGCAGTATTTGACTATTTAAGCGAAAGCAAGACAAGGATTACCGTAATGCAGGGAGGAACCCGAAGCGGTAAGACCTATAATATCATTTTGTTCTTTGTCATTAAGTTACTAGGTGAGAGAGGTAAAACGCTCTCTATTGTGCGTAATTCCCTGCCAAGCCTGAAAGGGTCTGTTATGCGGGACTTTATCGACATCCTGCTAAAGATGAACCTGTACAGTGAGGATCACCACAATAAGACCGAATCAACCTACCTGTTGAATGGGAATTTAATTGAGTTTGTATCCGTAGACCAACCGCAGAAGATCAGGGGCCGCAGAAGGGACTACCTGTTTATCAATGAGGCGAACGAACTGAACTACGAAGCCTGGATGCAGTTGGTATTCAGGACAGAAAAAAAGATCGTACTGGATTATAACCCTTCGGATGAGTACCACTGGATCTACGAGCAGGTTATTCCGAGGGATGACGCAGACTTTTATGTCACCACATACAAGGATAACCCGTTCCTACCTAAAGACCTGGTAGACGAAATTGAGAGACTACAGGCAGCAGATGAGAACTACTGGAAGGTGTACGGGTTGGGACAAAGGGGTGTTAGTGGTGAGACTATCTATACCCACTGGCAGATATGTAAAGAGTTACCGTTAAAAGGTGAGTTGTTTTATGGTCAAGATTACGGGTACAACGTCGCAAGCGCTTTGGTACACTGTGAACACTACGAAGGTGCGATATATGCAGACGAACTGATCTATGAACAGAAGCTTACCACAGGAGATTTGATCGAGCGGTACAAGAGCGTAGGAGTAAGTAAGACAGGGGAGATATTCTCTGATTGTGCCGAGCCAAAGACAATTGAAGAAGTATGCCGGGCAGGGTATAACGCCAAGCCTTCAGATAAGGATGTGACCGAGGGTATTCGAAAAGTTAAGTCAATGCCGCTCTTTGTAACAGAAAGAAGCGTAAATTTGATAAAGGAACTCAAAGCCTACAAGTGGAAAACAGATAAAGACGGGAAGGTTTTAGACGAACCTGTTAAGTTCAATGATCACGCTACCGACGCTCTCCGATACGCTGTATTTACTAAGCTCACTTCTCCATCATTAAGCTGGGTTGCATTTTAACGAACTCATTTTATCTCAATGGGCATACTCACGGGCTGGCTAGAAAAGCAGGTAAATAAGCAACTCGCGGCATTAAAGGCCGCTAATCCCTTTTCCGGCAGCTTCTCCGTTATAGGAGGGTATGCCATCTATCCTGACAGCAATTTAGATGCACTGATAGAGGATAGCTTCAATACCAATATCCATTATTACTCCATTATCAAGGCGATCACCCGCAAAGCAGCCAGTCTACCAAGATTCGTTTACAAGGGCAACAAAAGGAGCGGAGAGGCTATTACTAACGAATTATCGGCATTACTTGAGAATCCCAACAGTAGCCAGGGTGCGGACGAGTTTTGGGAAGGTGTGATAGGGTTTTATGTCTTGGCAGGAGAAACATTTATATGGAAAAACAGGGGGGGATTAGAGAAGGGTAAGCCACTGGAACTATATTGCTTACCTCCGCAGAATGTAGAGTTAGTCCCTGATCCGGAAGACGTTTACGGTATTCTAGGGTATGTCCTGAATCTAAACGGTCAAAGGATACCGTTAGCAAAGGAAGACGTTATCCACTGGAAAACATGGAACCCGAATTTTGACGCCACCACAAGGGAACACCTGAGGGGCTTTTCTCCGTTAAAGCCACAGACCCGGACTATCACACAAAGCAATGAAGCGGTAGACGCACAGGTAGCCATGACGCAGAACGGAGGGGCAAAAGGGGTAATATACCAAGAAGAACTAGCCAACTTATCACCTACCCAAATGTCACAGTTAAAGGATGTGACTGATAATAAGCTCAATAATAAGAAGGTAAAGAACGCTGTTGCTGTAATGCAAGGCAAATGGGGGTATTTAAACCTCGGCTTATCCAGTGTAGATATGCAACTCCTAGAGGCGGATGAGGCGACCCTAAGAGCCCTTTGTAACGCTAACGGTCTGCCTCCTGAACTATTCCAATCAGAAACAACCTTTGCGAACAAAGAACAGGCAATGATCTTCTATGTTACTAACGGGCTGATGCCGATGATGGCAAGCCTTGATAGTAAGCTAAGAACGGGCTTAGTGCCTGATTTTGGTGGCGGCATGGTCGTTATTACTGACTTCTCTGAACTGCCGGAAATGGCACAGCTTAACGCGAAACTGATTGACGCAGCGGCAAAAGCATGGTGGAAGACACCGGACGAAAAAAGGGTAATGACCAACGACGAACCGTTAGGCACACCTGAAATGCAGATGATCTGGATACCGAGCGGATTCATGCCGATCGATCAGGCGGCAACACCCATCGAGCCGGATTTAGATTTAGAGACAGAGGCCGCTAAAAAGAATGGATTAGATTATTTTAAATGAGTATCTTTGATGTCATACTCGACGCTGTTTTTCCCTACTACGCTACGGACTGCGCGACCAAGCGCAACCAAAAGAAAATACTACGCTCCCGATTCTTACGCAAACTTAATGCTGGCTTAGACGCTCTCACTGTTGAACAAATCCTGGAATATTAAATTCTACATAATGAGCGAGTATCAAATCATTAAGAATTTTGTCGATGCTGTTAAAGGCTATCATGAAGAAACTGGAATACCGAAGATAGAAGTTACCGAAGATGCTACACCCGCCCTTAAAGCATGGCATGACGCATGGTGGGCAGCGGTGGATTATCTGGAAGGTAAGGAAAAGAAGCCTAAAGACGCTGGTGTTATTAAAGCCAACGAGACGGTAATGAGCCTAAAAGGATAGAATGAGTTCCCAGGCATGGCGCATATACGAGCAACAGAGGATCAGGCATGAAAAACGCCACGCCCCGAAGATATACAGGGCAATCAGAAAACAGTTCATTGAATTTGCTGACCGGATTGAGAAAGGAGAAGACATCCATTCCTTTCTTCCTATTGAAGAACTAGCGCTAACGATCCGCAATCTTTACATTGAAACGGGCGGGTATTTCGCCCGCTGGCAAACCCGCGAATTAGACGCCGGGATCAAACGTTTTAATGTGAATGATCAGTGGGTAAGCGAGATCATCGAGTATTTCAGGATGCACCTGTTCGACAAAACAGTGCTACCCATCACCGGAACCACAAGGGACATAGTGCTGAAGATCATGGAACGGGCGCAACAGGAAGGATGGGGAGTGGATAAGATCGTTTCTTATATCAGAAAAGAAACGGTCGAACTATCCAGAACAAGGACAAGATTAATTGTTAGGACAGAAACCGGAAGGGCCGCGAATCTTGGTAAATGGAAGGCGGCGCAATCGTTCCAGTTCGAGACCAACAAGATATGGGTATCAGCAGGAGACCGAAGGGTAAGACCTCAACCTAGTTTCTCTCCCGACGCCGCAAACCATATCGTACTAAACGGCAAACCGGCAGGACTAGACGATGCTTTTCCAAATGGTCTAGCGTTCCCCGGTGACCCGAATGGATCAGCAAAAGAAACCTGCAATTGCAGGTGTACCATGATATTCAAAACCGTCAAAGATGCTGACGGTAACCCAATAAGACGACGCTTTACAACTACGCTGAATAACGCTGCAATGTTTACATAGCAATTCAGCGAGATGGATATACAATATAAAGGTTTTACTGACGGCCTTATAGTTAAGGACGTAGACGCAAAGACCGGCACAGTTACCGGATACTTTAGCGTCTTTGGTAATATCGATAGCGACGGCGATATGATCATGCCGGGTGCATTCCTAAAGACCATCAAAGAGAACGGCCCTGAGGCAAAGAACAGGATCGTTCACCTGTGGCAGCACAACCCCTCTCAGCCAATCGGCAAACCTTCCCTGTTAAAAGAAGATACCTACGGCCTTTACTTCGAGAGCAAACTTGCTGATACTTCTCTTGGCAAGGACACCCTTAAACTATACGAAGCAGGGATCATTAATGAACATTCTATTGGGTTCAACACGGTAAAGAAAGAGACCAAAAGCGATCATACAGCACTGTTGGAACTAAAACTATGGGAAGGTTCCTCCGTAACCTGGGGAGCGAACGAAATGGCGCGCGCTACGGGCCTTAAATCCCTTACACCTGTACAACTACAGGAGAAGAAACAGACCATCTATAAAGCGCTTAGAAATGGCTCTTTTGAGGATGGCACATTTGAACTACTTATCAAACAATTGGAATACCTCGATTCAATCGAAACCATTCAGCCGGAGGTTAAACAGCCCACCACTGAGCCGGACGAGAAGCAGAGTATCCTGCTATACACTCATCTACTCACTAAAAAAATGGGCATTTAACATGGAAGAAGTTATAAAGAAACTCGATGCAATGGCCGCAAAAAGCGACGAGAATAAACAAGCCATTGAAAAAGCAGTAAAAGACCAGGTTGACGGAGTTAAATCCGACCTCTCTACTGCAAAGGACGAACTGAAAGCAGAAATCAAAGTAGCTAAGGACGAAGCTGATAAGGCCGTTCAGATGGCTACTGACCTTCTTAAAAAGAATGGTAAGATCGGTGCAGGTTCAGGCGAAGGCCCATCCTTCAAAGATGCGCTCGGTGAAGCGTTCGAAGCAAAGAAAGCGTCTATCCAGAATTACAAAGAAAGCCGCCAGCCTATTAACCTGGAACTGAAAGTTGTAGGCAATATGGGTTCCGGTAACCTCACTACCACTGGTACGCAAACATGGGCTGGTGAGCAGCGTGTAGGTGGTATCGGTCGTAAGCCTTACGAGAACTTCCACGTTAGGAACATCGTGAACGTACAGGCAATTGCTTCTGATGCAATGTATGTGATCCGTGATGCAGCCGGTGAAGGTGGCCCTACTGCTGTAGCAGCCGCAGCCGCTAAGCCTCAATCAGACCGCGATTACGTGAAGTTGATCCAGCCTGTAACCAAGATCGCGCATTACTTCAAGATCCCTGAAGAAATGCTCGCTGATCTTCCCTGGTTGCAGAATGAAATCAGCACTATCGGTGTTGAAGAACTCATGAGCAAAGAAGATGACCTGCTGTTGAATCAGGTGGGCGCTGCTGGCCTTTTCGCCGGTTTGACCACTGCTACCAACAGCACTGCGTATGCTTCTCCTGCTTCTCTGGCTCTTGGTATTGATCTGGCTAACAACTACGATGTACTTGTAGCATCTTGGACACAACTAAAAGGGTTGAATACTACCGCAAACTACGTGCTGTGTAACCACGCGGATTATGCGAAGATGATCCTAACCAAAGCGTCTACCACAAACGGTGAGTACGTATTCGGCGCTCCTAACGTGGCAATCCCGAACGTGTTCGGTATTCCTTTGATCCCGACCAACAGGATCGCTTCTGACAAGTTCCTGATCGGTGATTTCTCTAAGGTAACTATCGGTCAGCGCGCCGGTGTATCTGTTCGCTTCTACGATCAGAACGAAGACGACGCAATCAAGAACATGGTTACTATCGTTATTGAAGAAAGGCTCTCTATTGTTGCAGACCGCGCAGACCGCCTGGTTTATGGCGATTTCTCTGACGCTCGCGCAGCACTGGAAACAGCGTAATTGATAACCGGGTAGCCCCGTAAGGCTACCCATTTTTTAACTCTATGTTCAAAGCAAAAGTTTCATTCTCGGTTGATAATAAAAACTATCCAAAGGGTTACGAAGTCCCTGAATCAGTGGCGGCGCAATACCCTAACCTGGTTACAAAGGCAGAAAAAGAAGAAATCGTACCGAAGGCAGAAAAAGTAGAGGTAGGGGAGAAAATGAATGTCACCGAGAAAGTAAGGAAAAAGAAATGAACCGAATCGTTCACATAGCATCAACTGTTGCAACCGGAGCGGATGAACCCGTTACCCTGCAGGAGTTCAAGGACTACGCCAAACACGAATGGACAGGATCAGACCCGTGGGAAGTAGTGGAGGACGCTTTAGATGAATCCTTCTTACTCACTGCAAGGGAGATCGTGGAAAAGCACATCCGGCAGAATATAGTAGTCAGGGACTTGGTGGTGAAGATGCAAGTGGACCAGGACGACTTTCCCTTACCGATGGGTGAGGTTATCGGAGCGGTGACACTAACAGACGGCGACGGTAACGCGATAGATAGTTTTGAGCAGTTCGGGAACAGGATCGAAAACCTATGCGAAGGGAAATATATTTTCTCTTACCAGTCAGGCATGAGTGAAGTACCCGAAACGATCAAGACGGCGATTAAGGCACAGGCATTATTTCTATATGACAACAGACTGAGTACAGAGATAGCACCAATGGCAAAAGCATACCTGACCGGACATATTTGTTATGACTACTACTGATATATCGAGCTTCGACCAAAGGGTACGGTTTGAGGTCCCGGTACGCACGCCGAACCAAAGCGGTGGCGGCACAGAGACATGGACAACGCTATTAGAGTGTTGGGCTTATATCAAGCAAACCTTTGGTGAAAGAGGTCAGGAAGCGGCTAGGACGGCTATTTCGAGAGACGCTCGGTTATACTGCAGGTTCAGGATGGAGTTAAACGATGACATGACCACAGAGACCAGGATAATCGCATTAGATAAGTTTTGGAGGATACAAGGTTACAGGCTGATCGATAACAAGAAACACATTTACGAATTTAACCTTTCGGCGATTGAGTAAGTTTTCATTTGAACTGCAAGGGGTGGATAAACTACTCAAAGGTATCCGCAAACAACCCGAAGCGGTTAAAGAGCGGGTAGCGTTCGAGCTGGAAGAATTTGTAAAGGAAGTGAACGGGGAGCAGGTGATGAAAACACCGGTCGATACCGGTCCACTCCGGGCAGGGAATGATTTCAGGGGTAGTGAGTTACAGTGGGAGTTATTCAACACGAAAGACTATGCCCCCTATGTTGAGTTCGGAACAGGAGGGTTAGTAAACGTACCGGCAGGACTTGAAGATTATGCTATTCAGTTCAAGGGTCAGGATATCAAAGAAGTGAATTTGCCAGCCAGGCCATTCTTCTTTGAACCGTTCCTAAGAAAGAGAAAAGAATTAGTTCAGAACTTTAAAAAAGGCTTTGCTTAAATGAGAGATGTAGGCGGGGTTATACGAAAAGCAATATTTCAGGCATTGGATGGTAATATCACCTACAATTCCGCAGAAGTTGTTATATTTGATGAAGCCCCGACAGAAGGCCCAAGCTCCCAATATATACTACTCTCCACGCAGACAGAAAACGACGCTAGAAATAACGCTCGCTTTGTTCACGAAGGCACTATTTTACTCGACATCGTTACCGTAACAGGAGCCTATGTCACTAAGGAAATTGCCGAGTCCATTTCAGACCAGATTTTAGACATTCTACTGCCTACTATTGGCACTACCGGAATTACGCTCGATGCAGGGTTTAACCTGACTGATTTACGCCGGGAATCAGCGAACTACTTACCAATGCTTCAAACAGACACTGCTAAAATTCTCCGCAAAGTTTTGCGCCTCTCCTTTCGCATTCAGGAATCTTAAAATAGCAAAACATGGCAGAAATACAAGGCCGGACGGTAGACATCTATACCGATCTAACCGGTGGTTCCACCTATGACAAGGTGGTTTGTTGCACATCTGGAACTGTAGACATTAACACCCCTATCAACAGGACGCAAACCAACTGCGGATCTAAAGTATCTGCGGGTGTACCGGAGGTTACAATCTCAGGGGAGTTCGTTATCGAGACTGCTCCGGGTGCTAGTGAGGTATCCTTCGAGGAAATCCTTGCTGTAGCGGTTGCGGGTACTGCTGTATCTGTGAAGGTGGAAGACCCTGCAGGAACAGGTACAAACTTCTTCATCCAGGGAACCGCGATTATCTCTAACGTATCACTGAACTGGGCGACCGAAGAAACGGCCAATTTCAGCGCAACATGGGAGATCACCGGAACAGTTGACACTGTACCTGCATAACAACAAACCAACTAACCATGAACGGCTACATAGAAATCGAGATACTTGGCCGTAAGCGCGGCCTGAAATTCGGCGCACTCGCCTTTGAAAAGATTGGCGGTGCGCTGGCTTTTGTCGAACAGGCAGGAGATGGGTTCTATAACCTGAAATTCATTGTGGACATCGTTCACGCGGGGTTGTTAAACAACTGCTACCGTAAGAACGAACTACCGGACTTCAAGTATGAGGATGTGTTTGATTTTATCGAAGACAATGCCGGTGATGAATCCTTTGTCGCAAGCCTGACCGACGTAATGAAGGAGTTCGAGCAGTCTAAGCCTATCCAAACAGTTTTGGAACAGGCTGAACAGAAGACAAAAAAAAAGACTGGCAAGAAGTAAGGCTGTTCGCTCTCGGTGAATTGAATATGTCGCACTACGACTATTACTGTACTACTCCGAGAGAACTGGTAGAACTAATGGAGGGATGGGCAAGGAGACACAGTAGGTATTTAGAAGGGGTTAGGATAGTCGCTCACACTATCGCACAGGTGAACAGTACCAAGAAAATCCCTGCCCCTCATATCTGGATGCCGCTACCTACGGACGAGAAAAGGGAATCCGGGCCGCGTGTACCGAGCGAACAAGAAAAGTTAGCCGCAGCGGCCGTAATACGAAGCGCTAAAGAGAGAGGAAAACTACAAGCCGTAAAAATCGTTGACTAATGGCAGAAGAAAGTTTAAAGATAAAAGTCGGGGCCGATGTAGCAAGCGCGCAGAAGGCATTAAAAGACCTCGGCGATTCTGCCGAAACCAACTTAGGGAAAAGAGTTCCAAAGGCCGCTAAAGAGACCGGAAAGGCGATTACGAGTATTCCTGCCATTGATACCAAAGCCTTAGACGCCTCTATTGAGAAGCTAGTACAATCCATCGGGCATTTCAGCAAAAGTATAGGCGGGGCAGAGAAGACTATTATCCAGTTCGCCGGGGCGGCGCATAGTGCTGCGCAGAAGATGGGCAGCGTACCTCCCGCCATCCAGAAGACCACTAAAGAAGTTACTGCGCTTACTCCTGCGGTTCAGAAGGCGTCTAAGGCGATCGCAACACTCCCGAACCATACAGGCAGGGCAAATCAGGCATTAATGAACTTCGGAAGGGTGGCACAGGATGCACCTTTCGGATTGATCGGTATAGCAAACAACATTGATCCGTTATTAAGTTCGTTTCAGGCATTAAAAAAGGAAACAGGTTCTACAGGATCTGCATTAAAAGCATTAGGGGCAGGGTTATTAGGCCCGGCTGGTTTAGCTATAGGTATATCGGCTATTTCCTCACTCGCTATTGTCGCAATCCAGAAATACGGCTCTCTTAGCGAAGCGTTCCGGGTACTTACAGGACAGACTAAAGCACTGACGGAAGAACAAAAGAAATACCAGGAGGAACAGACTAAAGCCGCAGTCTCTATCGAGAAACAAAAGATCGAGTTAGATAGTCTGGTTAAGATCGCTAAAGGGGACGTAGGCACAAAGGAGCAGCAGTCGGCAGCACTGGAAAAGCTAAACAAACTTATTCCGGATAATATCGGGGTACTCACCAAGCAAAACATTGTTACCCAACAGGGAGCAGAGATTATACGCGCTTATACTCAGGCGTTAGTAGATCAGGCCGAAGCGGAATTACTTATACAACGGGCAGCAGAATTAAGGGTAAAACTCCGCGAAAAAGAAAAAACGCTGAATAAAGACCTTACCAATGAGGTACGCAAGGCGGGTAAGGCGCAGGCGCAGATAGCCGCCGGAGCGAGTGTTTCCGGGGCGTTGTCTGGTGTTTCTGTTGTGGGTAGCACAGCCGCAGCAGATGAAAAGGCGATCATTAACGCTAGTCAGGCATTTAAAGATTACATCGCGGACTATAAAGAACTTGCCTCCCTCGGTAGTCGTATAGACGAACTCACAGCGGGGAGTGTTGTTCTTGATACAAAGGATGTAAAAGAGAAGGTGGTTAAGGCGAAAAAAGAGATCGAGGATGCTTTAAAGGCCGCAAATGTAACCCTCCCTATCGGCACTGTCACCCTCCCTACTTCCGGCCTCGAAATCGCCACCGGGCAAGCGAAAACGATATTCGATCAGCTGAATCTAAAGAAAGCGAATACGGAACTGGCATTAACCGGAGCAAAAGAAGGGTCAGTAAATGTAGATAACCTAGCTAAGAGTATGACAGGTCTAGGGAAGCAAATAAAGTATAATGTTGATCTAGTCGAAGCCTTCGGTTCATTATTCCAATCCTCATTTGAAGCGGCATTAATCAGTGGTAGGAATTTCTTTGAATCGTTTATTGACGGCCTGAAAAAACTAATTGCCCGTATGCTCGCTGCTATAGCAGTAGCGGCGATCCTTAATGCAGTAACAGGAGGTAAAGCGGGGTCGTTCATGAGCCTGTTTTCCAAGTTCAGCGGGTTAAATATGAGTGGCGGATCAGCGCCCGCAGCCCCATCGTCAGTAGGCGGCACTCCTAGTGTTGCAGCAGGCGGGATGTTTGGCGATTCCGTACAGTTTGAAATCCAGGGCCAGAAGCTTGTAGGCGTTTTAAACCGGGTAAACAACTCTAACCGAATCAATGGCTAACCGATACGACATATCCTTTAAGAACCAGGTAGAAGATGACATCCAAATTCTTATTGAACCACGTCAGGAGTATGACCTACTTGGTAATCCTATTCCTGTAGAATCTACTATCTACCTCAATGCGGTTGCGGGGTCATTCCGACTTTCATCAGGGTTTAACGATGACGACAAAACCTATTGTGGGATACTCACTAAAGAACTCCAATTCGGATACGTTTATAATACCGTAAACGATGTAAGTATAGAAACCTTCATGACTGACGACTTTGATTACTGGAAAGTCACCTGCCGTGTAAATCAGGGTATTATTTTTCAGGGATACTTAGCAATGGAGGCAAGCCAGCGGTTAATGAATCGAAGTGAGGATGTTATATTAAAGGCAGTCGATGGGCTAGGGTTCTTAAAAGCGGCTACCGCTTACGAAGGGGTGGGAAAGAATACCCCGCTTTTTTATTTTGTTCAGTTATTAGGTCAATTGAACCTTCCGGATATAAAACTGCGGACGCTGTTCAATGTTACTCATACTACCATGACCGGCAGAACCAGCGACCCAACCTATGACCCGTTAGATAACATTTTGATTGAGGATAAGCTATTTGTGGGCTTAGATGGTTACGCAGCAATGAACCTTTTATTAACGGACTTTAAATGTCGGCTTTATCAGGAAGGCGGTTTTTGGTGGCTGGAACACATTGGTGAAAGGTTAAATATTCAACCCTTCGGATGGAGTGAATATAGTATAGCAGAAGGCGAAGAAGATGGAGACCCTTACGAGTACACGCACGTTGAAAGCCAGATCGTTCAAGATGTCCGCTGCCTGATCGGACACGACAAATCAGTAAAATTAGTTAATGCGGATGCAATCAAATACGTCCAGCTACCCAAAAGGTTCGTAAAACTAACCTATAACTACCAGATGCCTGCAGAACTATTCTGTCAGCAGTCTCCGGACGAGGGGCATCTAGTTAATACGATAATATACGAGGGAACCGAAGAAAATCCAGATCCGAACGCGTTTGATGATGTTGTAAAAGTGGAATACTACTATCTGAATTGCTGGGAATATATTGAAGGGGATGTAATTACCGGGGCTACTGTTCCATTTATTCGGGCAAGTTGGGTGATCGGTTATGATGCAGATAACAATGAGATAGACAGGTATATCTCCCTCCCTCAGTTAGGCGATCCCGGCGAATACAAACTAAAATCTGAGTTATTTGAGGTCACTGTAGGGGACAAGATTGAGATTAGCCTGGAAAGGAAGACAATCGCTCCTTTTGACAATTCAGATGCAGATGATCAGATTGCCATGTTTGTTTTATATGGAGACGATAGTAATACCTATTTCCTGCAAATGGATGGTTCATGGGATACCGTACAGGAGGTATTGACAAGCCGCTACGATATTGAGCCGGGAGTAAACGAGTATTTCAGGGGAACATGGAAGCCTATAACATTCACAAGATCACAGCGAGCGCCCGTAAGCGGTCAGGCGCAACTTGTATTAATAGAAGCGTCATACTTGGATATACCTTTCGGATTGTCGATGGAGAGCAACTTTAAGAACATTAAGTTAGATATTAATTTCAGCGTAAATAATCTTTCCATAGGCTACGCTGGCGACTACAATAAGCAATCAGAACCCACTAAAGCTGTTGATAGTATTGAAAAGGAGGTTAAGATTTCCGATTGGGTCAACCAGAACGTATTAGGCGCTTTATATAAGCTTGAATTTCCCCGCGAACCCTACTATCCGCAGTGGTCTTATTACGGGGAATTTATTACCTTTAGGAGGTTTACAAGCCTCATGAGTGCTGTACTGCACTCGCATACTCGACGCTCCCTGATTAAGATCGAAACTTCATTCAAGGCTTACTCATTCTTATACGGAACAACACCTTATCAGGTGGGATTCTTGCCACGCTACCAGTTTACGGACTTTTCAACCATTAAGGAATTTATGATGACCGGCGCTTATGACATCGACCTGACATCAGGCATAGGGCGCGCGGTGTTCGTTGAAACATTGGCAGACAAGACAGACGGCGAATTTGGCGAAAGCACGAATTACGAATTTCAATACATAGCGGAATGAGTACGGTTCAGGGTAAGAATGTAACAGTAAAATTTAATCTTGGCAACGGCGCGACCTCAATTGTCTGCGCCCGTTCCTTTTCCCTTGAACATACTACCCAACTCTTAGAGACCACAACTCTAACAACCGGTAAATACCGGGACTACGAAGGACAGAGCATTGACTGGACACTAACCATCGGAACGGTTCTTGACATCAGCGCAACCAACGTAGATGCCTTTGATCTTCTTGCTGCACAGATTGCCTTCCAGAAGTTACCCTTTGAAATGATCTTCATTGACGACAACGGGACAAACTCATCTATAACAGGTCAGGCGATAGTTGAAAGTACGGTCATCACCGGAGCCACCGGGGATTTAGTAGGCGGTGATATAACGTTAAGGGGTTGCGGCAAGATCCCCGAAGTAGACACAGGAGGCGGAACAGTAGAACCTAATGACACCCTGTTAACCAGGTTCTATACGGCTTTAGGCGGTGAAGAAGAATTAAGCCAACCGGATTACATTAATGCTGACATGATCGAGGTATTAAGGAACGGAGACAGTTTATTGATTGTTGACTTTCCTACTACCGATCCTAACCATGTGTATTTTGACGCCTCAACCGGTACGTTACAATTCGGCGCAGTACTTGGTGAGGGCGAATGGATTCAAACCGTTTACGAAACATGAGTAGAGTAAAACGAAATGTGTTTTTAATCACCAACTCCCCGATTGGCCCACTGGACGGGGTTAAGATGGAGCAACTTCTAATCATCAGAAGGGAGGGCAGAGGTATCCAATGGGAGGAAGCCACGTTTGAACCAGAGGTTCAGGAAATGACGCTTTATTCCTTTGAGAGAAGG